TTTGTAACAGGATTATCTAAAGTGTACGAAGTGGTAGCACTTGTTGTAAAATCCTGTTTAGCAAAACTTGTGTAAGCTAAAGCTGGTTGGTTTCCTAAATACATTACGCTACATCTTCTAAAGTTGAAATAACCACATCTGCTGTGCCAGAAGCATTATCAGATTTTACTTTTACAGCTCCACCATTTGGAATAATTACTTTACCTGAAATGACTTCAAGTGAAGAACCAGTAGGTATAGGAGCTTCTTTAACCAGGTATCTATCGTTAGAGCCGTCATTTAAAACAACGTCAGCTAAGATTGCTGAACCGCCTGTGTTTGCAACTAAACATCCAATCATAACTTGTTTGTTTGTTGTTGCAGAAACAACAGTTGTTAAAGTAGCATCTGTTAATCTAGCAGTTGTAGAGTTAAAATTATTTGCCATAATTTCTCCTTATTAACCTAAAGCAATAGCAAATGGAATACTATTGTCAGGTAAATTTGTTAAGTTACTACCATCAACAGCAGGTAGTTGTGCTGATCCATTTAATTGTACTACATTATTTGCAGAAGTTCCAACATCTTGAGTTGAAGCTGTGCCTAATCCTGTAATTTTAGTATTAGCTATAGAATTAACAGCTAAGTTAATTGTTCCTGAATCTGTAATCGGTGAACCTGTTACTGTAAATTCTGAAGCACCAGCATCTGCTACAGCAACTTGAGTTACTGTTCCACCTGATGATGGGAATACTTGTGTAAAGGTAATATCAGAAACACCTAATGTTGCAGAGGTATCAGTTGTGCAAAGGAATAAATCATCTGCATGAGTTGAACCTTCTTGAACAACTACAATTTGTCCTGCAAGTTCTGCAATAGAATCATAGTCTGTATTTCTTGAAGCTGTACCTGATGCGACTACAGTATAAATACCATTGTCAGCTACAGTCGTTTGATTTTTAACTAAAACCTTATCACCTGTTGCTAATGTAATTCCATCTAAGGTATCTCCATTTTGAAGATCAGCAGTTAGATCAATATTACCAGTTGTTGCTACTCTACAAATAATTCTAGTCTTTAGTCCTGCAACTAAATTATCTACATAGATTTTTGTAGCTGCATCTGAATCTGCACTTGGACTTCCTAAACCTGTAACACTTCCACCAGTAATAGATACACCTGAAGCATTTTGAGTTGCAATTGTTCCTAAACCTAAATTAGTTCTAGCTGTACTAGCTGAAGTTAAATCTGATAAATTATTTGTTTTAATAAGTTTAGCATCTAATTGAGTTTGTATTCCTGATGTTACACCATTTAGATAACCAAATTCTACATTTGAAACTGTACCATTATAAATTTTAGTAGCTTCAATAGCTGCACTAGCATTAATATCTGCATTAATAATAGTACCATCTAAAATTTTTGCTGAAGTAATATTTGAATCTGCAATCTTAGCAGTTGTTACTTGGCTATCGCCAATGTGAGCTGTGTCTATACTGCCATCAACATACTGATCTGAGTCCACAGAATTAGCAGCCATTTTAGCATTAGTGATTTGAGAATCAGCTATGTGTATTGTATCTATAGATTCATCTACATATTGATCTGAATCAACTGAGTTTGCTGCCATCTTGGCATTTGTAATTTGTGAGTCTGCAATATGAGCTGTGTCTATTGAACCATCTACATAATGTTCACTATCAATACTATCATCTGCAATCTTTGCATTTGTTACTGCATCTGCACCTAATTTAGCAGTTGTTACACTTCCATCTGCTAAAGTTGTAGTTCCAACAATACCAGCAGGGATAGATGAATTAGTTGCATTTAAAATTGATAAATAAACTGTAATAGATTCGTTTTGAATAGCACCACTGTCTAAAGTTACATTAACAGTTGTATCAGTTGAGAATGATGAAGAACTAATTGTTCCATAAACTGTTCCAGTTGAAGAACCTGTAATTTTAACTCTACGATTAGCATGATAGATTGAAGTTACATCAACACTAGCTACTGTAAAAGAAGTTGCACTAGCATAAGCAACAGTAAAAGATGCATCACCATCACCATAGATAACCCATTCAGCATCGTTATACCATTCTCTAATATCAGCTAATAAACCTCTAAATGCATCATTGATATTAGAAGGCAACATACCTTCTGCAATACTAATACCACCTACTGAAGTGTTATTTGCTGCTGTTGTTGAATAGTCTTTAATACCTGCCATGTGTTCTCCTTAACTTATAAACCAACTGAAAACTTTGTCGGTTTCTACATTGTTTTTATTAATTAAACTATTCACCGACTCCTCAAGCTGTCTTTGAAAAAACTCTTGAGTTTCAAATGAATATCTAACATTATCTATATCTTTTTCAATAACTTCGTTTGCCATTATCTACTACCACCTTGTGATGCCACAAAATCAACGCCTTGTGCATTAGTAAAATTAACTCCTGATGCCACTTTAACATTAGCTCTAATATATCTACCAGATGTTCTTAAAGGATTTAAACCATCTTCTTGCATATTTGCGTAAGCTGTAGCCGTTGGACTATCAGCTAACCGGTTTCTAGCTTTGACAGAAGCTGTAGCTGTTGCATCAATTATAGGTCTTACCCCTTCTATAACAGAAATAAATCCTGGAAATAATTCTACTTCAGACGTTTCTATTTCTATTTCATTAGCTGTTCCTGAATAAATAGCTGCTTCATAATTATTATTAATTGCACCTAAATATCTTTGTCCACCATTCCAAAAGTCAGTATCTAATGCAATATTAATATTCTCTAAGTTTTGAGAAATAATATCCATAAGTTCTACGGTATATGCTCCAACAAACTGTGAGAATATAAATGAAGCTGATGATTCGGCTAATGACCACTTTTGTGTGGCATAGTTATAAATTAAAAGTCTATCACAAATACCGGTAGTATTATTTGTATTTTGTTTTGATGGATATAACCACAAAGCTAACTGATTAAATGGATCAGTTGCTGCAACAATTCTATCAGAAAATGCTTTGTTTAAATCATTCTCAAAAAAACGATTTACTTTTTCTGCACCAATCGCAATAATATTATCGCCATTGATTTCATAAAATCCGTCATCAGAATAAAAGAAGACTTGTCTATTATCTTGGCAAACCGTTTGACCATAAACAGCACCCCTATTCGGTGAGATCACTGAAAATCTAAATATCGTTGCACCACCTACAAAGTCCATACGAACTATTTGGTTTTGCCTAAACACATAACCAATCTCTCCAGAAGTAATCGCTACAATCTCTCCACCTGAGCCTGGTAAGTCTTGAAAGTCAGCGTTCTTTGCTCCAGGATTCCATGTTCCAATATCATTGATACCTGACCATTGAACTCTGTTTGTATTTGTTGCTTGGTTACCTGTAACTAAAAAATCTCTTATAACTCCTGATACTCTAAATACAGGAGGTGTTCCATCCGTTGCAATACTAGATAAGTCTGCAAAGTTAGTTGATGTACCCATTAAATAATATTGAGGTGCATCTACACCATTACTTGCAATGACATAGTTACCAAACTGAGTAAATGTCCAAAAGTCTGTATCTGTTCCTGTTAAAGAACCTTTTCTAGAAGTAAATGTTCCACCATCTAATTGATAAATGTCAGTATTGTTTGCAACGAAATTAAATACGTTTCCAGATCCATCTCTAAATGAACCACCCCCTCTACAATCATCACCAATATTATTGGAAGAATAATTAACTAATGAGGGAAATCTTTTATAAGCATCTCTTGCAAAGTAAACATTGGTTGCAACATTTGCACCTGGATTGTTATGCGGTGGTTGATCCGGTAACCATTCGCCAAACTTGAGTTGCATTATCTTCCTCCAAAGTTAGAAGCAATTGTATCTTCAGAACGAACTTGTAAAGGTGAACCAGAGAATTGATCTTCTCTGTCATTTCTTTCTAATCTTTCCATTGCAGTAGCATACATTTGCTGCCACTTCGCAACTAAAGCTTTATCAATTCCACCTAAGAAGTTAGTCGCATGATATAATGCACCATATAAATAAATAGATGGGTGATCAGTTAAAATATAATTTGTTGTATTACTAGCTGATAACGCATCAAACTTTTTATAATAATTCATAGTAGATGTGTAAGTGGAGTCAGGTCTTGGTGCGAATCTTAATTTATCACCTAATATGGTATAAGCTTCAGGCATACCAGTAGTAGATGTTCCTTTAATAGAATCCATTTGTGATGGTGTTACATATTTTAAAGGATATTTAGTTCCGCCTGATTGAATGTAAAAATTTCTTATCTGTAAAAATCCAGTTGGTAAATCTTCTGTTTCAGCATCAATCGTAATCGTTGATTCTGTAATCATTTTTCTAACTCTTAATTTAGAGTTAAAATCAGCTTCTGTTAAAACAATAAAATCATTTGCAATTTCATCTGTTAAATCAGAACGGTTTAACCAATTTGCAATTGCTGATTTCAGTGCAGTGTAAGTATTTAGTGCCATTATAATCTTCCTGGTGCTGTTCTAAAATATTGAAACTCACTTGAGTTAAGTTTCTTTTTTAGAATTTTTTGTTGTTCTTCTTTTGAAAGAGCAAACCAGTTTCCTGAACCATTATATTCTTTAGTCCATAGTTCTAAAACTAATGTAGGAATACTAGCCACTCTTTTTAAATCTCTTGACTTGGAATACCCATCGTTATGAGTGTACATCTTTTTATTGTGTTCAATGATAGGTTTATAATTTACATTTCTTTCTATAACGACTTGTCTATTTGTATCATCGCTATGAAAGGTTGTTGTAACTAAACCATCTTTTTCTACAAATCTTTTACTCATGCTTTGCCTTGACCTCTATATTTTTTCCAAGAACGTCTTTTATTTTTGTTCATGGTTGAAGTAATCGGTTTTCTTCCTTGTGATGTACCTTTATGAGTTTTTGTATAGGTAATAACTTTACCAAATACATTTCCCTTTTTCTTAGCCATTACTTAGACAAAGAAGTAATAAAAGCATCTCCACCAGCAGAGTTTTGAACAACAGAAATCTTTTCACCTTGATTGACTCTAATTTTTTCAATTGTGTCAGCAGGTAAATAAGTATCATTTGCAGTTGCAGTTGGGTTTGCACCAATTGCATAATGACAATCAGATGTTGCTACAATTCTAATATGATGAATACCACTTGCAAAAGCAGCACTTTGGTCTGCTGTGCCTGTGTAAGATAACTTTTCAGTTGATACAACAGCGAATAGTGGATCAGTTGAGTTTCCAGCCATAATTTTTTTTCTCCTAATTAAATTAATCTATACTTATTTTTGGGGGTGTTTCCACCCCCTAAATATTATTATCTTCTAATAATAATTGTGAATGTTGCAGCTACAGTATTTGCAGAAGCACCATCTGTAATAATCTCTATTACATCACCTTCTTCAACGGAATTTGCAGCAGTTGGTTCAGCAGAATCTACATCACCAGCAGCAGAACTAGCATTAGCAATTGTAATTGCACCGCCAGTTACAGCAACTCCATTAATCTCAGTAGTGATACCAGCATCTGCTGTTGCAATTGCTCCATCAATTACTGATTGGATTTTAATAATCTTACCGCCATCTGGAGCAACGACATATACAGAACCTGCTGTAGATACGTCATCCATTTTAACCGTTAAGAAATAATCATTAAGTGTTCTCATAGTTTTTTCCTTTGTTTGCTTCGTTCCGCCTTGATTGACTTCAAAGACCAAACGAAAGGTTTATTTAGTGGGGGATTGCTCCCCCACTATGGTAATCAAAAAGATTACGCAGTTGTTAAGTCAGCAACGATTCCAGAACCGGCTTCGTTTCTGCTTTCTAGTGTATATTCGCAAACTAAGAATTGTTTTGCAGCATCACCAGTTTTCGCTAAGTCTTCAAGAGCAAAATCTCTTAAAAAAGCTACAGCAAATAAATCTGGAGTGATTACAAAAGCATCTCTAGCTCTTTGAAATCTGTTAGGTGTTACTTGCATAGCACCGAAATCAGATTCATATACATCAACAGCCGCAACTAATCTTTTGTTTTCTGCTGGATCAAATCTAGTTGAACCACCAGTGAAACCAGATAGTTTTTGTTTGTTGAAAGAACCAACCATGATCATTGAAGGATCACCACCGTTATCCCATACTGATTTGATAACAGATTTTAATTGATCTTCAGTGAAAGCTCTTTGAGTTCCATCTGTTCTAGCGTTTACACCAGAAACAGTTGGAGCAGCTCCAGTAGCTCCTGCTGATTGGTTTGTTTTTAACCAAGAACCTAACCCTGCTAATTCTCTAGCAGTAGTGTCGTTTCCTGTTACTGGTGCGTTGTTAGCAGTCAGTGAACTTTCCATATCTCTTTTAAGTTCTTTAGACTTTTTAGAGATTTGGTAAGCTAGTTCAGAATTTCTACCAGCTTTATTCACCGCATC